AGTGTTGATGGTCAAGCATATGACGCAGAACGTTGGGGCAATTACTACAAACCACGCGGTGTGCAAATTGACACAGCAAACAGCGCACCTGTAGCACAATCATCTACACCTGTAGCACAAACAGCTACAGCCTCAGTTGATGAGGATGAGGATGTTCCATTTGCGCCTACTACATCAGCTGTAGTTGAGGATGCACCAGCACCAACAGCACCAATCGCAACTCCTGCGGCAGGTGGTACTCAACGTGCAGAAGATATCCTTGCAATGATTCGCAATCGTCAGAAGACAAACTAAGTTAAATTAAGTAGGGGTATTCAATGCCCCTACTAATTTTAAGGTTACTATAATGATATCATCTGATAAAGGTATTCACGTTTTTGTATTCTGTTGTGCAGAATACGAAGATCTAATCGACCAGTGCCTCTCATCGATTAAATCATATGTAGTTGATCCAATATTATCTTACAACGTAGTAACAAATAAAACATTAAACAGAAAAGATGTTAACATAATTAAAGATTTCGATTTTTGGTTGTTGTTAGATCCAGAATTTAAATATAGAGATTTGTATAATCTTAATTGGTATAGACAACAAATTTTTAAACTTAGTGTTGACCAATATGTCACAGGCAATATTTTAATAGTTGACGCGGAAGTTATATTCACTGGTCCTACTCAATGGATACATAACGGAACTGTGGATATCTATGATGATCCAAATTTTTATGGGCAATCAGCTAAATCATTTGAAGAAACTAGTAAAAAATTTATTAAATTTCTATTAAATTTAGATCAATTACCTATATCTTTTGTTAGTGAATCGGTGATTTTTTCTACCGAGATTTTAAAAAATATTAAAAAAGATATCGAATTTACTCATAAGAAACATTGGATTAAGGTATTGTCGGAAATATTAATAAAAAATAAATCCCATAATTGGGATTATACCCTGTCAGAATATGAATTGTATGGAAATTATCTTTATAAAAATCATAAAAATTTAATTCATGAGATTAAACATAAAAATCCTGAAAATTTTATATCACGTAAAGTTAATGTAACTAGTATCACTGGCGGTAAAACTAAATGGTTAACCTTTTATCAACAGGTCAAAGGAGTCGATTGGCCTGAATGTGAAAATGAAGAGGATTTTGTAAATCTTCCTGAATCTATTAGAAAAGAGTGTATAGAAATATTTAATTATGAACCTAAACACCATGGAGGAAAACCTAAATGAAATTAATATTTGCTGGGTGTTCTTTTAGTGCAGATGATCACTGTTATCCTTATATTTTAAAACAACATTATAACACTGATATTAAAAATTTATCAGAACACGGAAACTCAAATTTTGACATTTTTTTATCGGCTGCAAAGGCAATAATTGAAGATGCTCCTAGTATTTTATTTGTTCAATGGTCTGCGTTAAATAGATTAACATTGCATCCAATACCGGGTGCCCGAGTAAGGGCTGTCACTAATGGTTTAACAGATGAGGTTAATGCTGGTAGTGGACTTACAACGTCAAAAAATATTGCATTTTCAAAAAAAGAATTAGAAAGTTTCGGAAAAATGTATAATCAATTGTTTTGTGATTATCAATTGATCTTAACATTAATTGATTATTGTAAGATTTTAACAACTATGTCTCAAGGAAAACACCGGATAGTTTTTATCAATGGGTTATTGCCATGGACTTCAGATATGCTTAAAAATGATAATAAATTAGATAATTTAAGTGAATATACAAAAGAAATATTATATTTTAATAATAGCCCAGACAATGAAATAAGACACTTTTTAGACAATTTAAGAACAGCAATGAATACACTTGATCAAAATAAATGGGTAAACATGTTTAACTCAATACTAAATAATCGCATTGACACAGTTAGCGACATAGATTATCACCCAGGTATAAAGACACACACCAAATTTGCTGAGCAAATTATCGAATATTTAGATAATGAATAAAATTTAAAATTTCAACAAAGGAAAATATTATGGCAAAACCATATGACATTAGTAAATTCAGAAAATCAATTACCAAAGCTATTCCGGGAATGGGCATTGGCTTTAACGATCCAACAGATTGGATTTCAACAGGCAACTACACACTAAACTACCTACTATCAGGAGATTTCCATAAAGGCATTCCACTTGGTAAAGTAACTGTGTTTGCTGGTGAATCAGGAGCAGGTAAAAGTTTTATCTGTAGTGGTAACATTGTGCGACACGCACAGGAACAAGGCATTTATGTAATCTTAATTGATACTGAAAATGCGCTTGATGAGGCTTGGTTACATGCGTTAGGAGTAGACACTTCAGAGGAAAAATTGCTAAAACTGAACATGGCTATGATTGACGATGTAGCCAAGGTTATTAGTGACTTTGTTAAAGAATACCGCACACTTGACGAAGCAGATCGTCCTAAAGTATTATTTGTACTAGATTCATTGGGTATGATGTTAACTCCAACAGACGTTAACCAGTTTGAAGCAGGTGAAATGAAGGGCGATATGGGTCGTAAACCTAAAGCACTTACAGCACTTGTTCGTAACTGTGTAAATATGTTTGGTACATTAAACATTGGCCTAGTAGCAACTAACCACACTTATGCGTCACAAGATATGTTTGACCCAGATGATAAGATTTCAGGTGGTCAAGGTTTTATCTACGCTTCAAGTATCGTTGTAGCTATGCGCAAACTTAAACTTAAAACAGACGCTGATGGCAATAAGACTTCAACAGTTAACGGTATCCGTGCTGCTTGTAAGATTATGAAAACACGTTATGCTAAGCCGTTTGAGTCAGTACAAGTAGAGATTCCATATGAAACTGGTATGAGTCCTTACAGTGGTATGGTAGATATGATTGAAGCTAAGAATTTGCTTAAGAAAGAGGGCAATAGTTTAGTTTACACATTTACTGATGGTACTAGCATTAAGAAGTTCCGCAAGGCATGGGAACGCAATGAAGATGAATGCCTAGACAAAGTAATGGCAGAAGTATCGGGTAATTCTACGTTACTAAGTGCCGAATCAATGGTTGAAGAGGAGATCGAAAATGAATAAATTTTTAGAAGATAACGCATTAGGGTTGCCAGAAACAACACTGATGAACATTAAACCGGACGAAATCGTAATCATCCGCACAGATAGTTCATATACTATGCCGTTGGCGGAAGAACTTGGTCGCCAAGTTAAATATTTGTGGCCAAACAACAAGGTAATGATTATTCCTAATAACGTTGAAATTTTAGTATTACCTGCGCAAGCTGAGGTTATTTCAGTGGGGGTAAGAAAAAAATGAGCATTGAAATCGATGTAGTAGGAGAAGTTTGGTTAACTTGTAAAGAGTATATCAATCCGAAAGATCGTCAAGCTGCCGCTGATCATTTGATCAGCGTGGTAGCTGATCATAACATCTTAGAGCGCGATCTTATTTCAGTTGGTGGAACAGATAGCTATCTTAAACGTGCTGTTGAAGAGTATCTAGGCGAAACTGTTGAAGAAGCCGATTACGACGACGAAGAAGACGAAGATTATTAATGTGGTATAACAAGGTAGTAGCTAACTTAGGCAATATTCCTGACTTCATAAGCTATTATGAGAACGAACTATCACAGGCTAAACGTGAAGTTGGAACTCATGGTAATATTGAAAAGAATCTAGCTAATTTACCAGGTATTACTGAACAACGCTTTAATCAATTACAAGAGATTGAAGCTATTCTTAACTACCTTAACATACAACTACGTAAAATACGTCAAACACACTATAAGAAATACCTAGAGGCTTACGCACGTGCCTTGACTAGTCGTGATGCTGAAAAATACGCAGAAGCAGAAGACGATGTTATTGATATGGAAACTATCATTAACGAAGTAGCTTTACTCCGCAACAAATGGCTAGGTATTATGAAAGGCTTAGAAAGTAAAAACTTTATGCTGGGTCATATTACCCGCTTGCGTACAGCAGGTATGGAGGATGCTTCAATTGGCTAGACACAGTTTAAGTATATTAGAAACTATACAGCAATATGATACGTTTTTAGAAAGTTTAAAACACGTAGCTATTATGGGCTGTGGTACTGGTGAAGATGCTGTTTGGTGGGCAACGCTGGAAGATTATGATGATCCGCCAAAACCATATAACTTCAATTGCTTTGCTGTTGATATAGATAGCAGTAAACTAGCACAGGTTCCTACATTACCAAACCTACATAAAGTTAATGAAGACTTTGATCGAGAATATATACTCCCAGTAAGCATAGACTTAATGTGGGCCTACAACTGTTTACAGTATAGTACTAATCCATTAATGGCATTGCGTCATTGGAGTAATGCTATGACCGTAAATGGTATGATGTTACTAACAGTTCCTCAGCATAATGGTGTAGAATATGACCGTTATTATAGCAGAAGCTATAATGGTTGCTACTACAACTTCACTCCGGTAAACTTAATCTACATGTTAGCAGTAAACGGATTTGACTGTCGTGATGCTTACTTGTTAAAGAAATTCAATGATCCATGGATTCAATTGGCTGTATATAAAAGTGATGTTGCTCCTATGGATCCTAAAACTACCAGCTGGTTTGATCTAATAGACAAAAATTTATTACATCCTAGCATTGTTAATAGTTTAAATACCAATGGATATCTAAGACAAGAAGAAATTGTTATGCCTTGGCTAGACAAAGAACTGTATTTTGTTGAATGGGTAAGTCAAAAGAGTACCTTACCGGGCACTCCAGAAGTTCCAGAAATTACAGGAGTATTCAACGAAACAGTTGAATCAACTGAACATACTATTCAACAATCAGAAACTCGCATTAAAGAAACTCCAGTATTAAAGCCTATTAAAATTAAAAATACCGCACCGGTGAAGAAGAGTTACAAAAATGGTTAATCGTATT